ATCAGTATTATGTTGTTGGTTATAAGGGTTCTTCCCCTTATGATGCTGGACTGTTCTATTGTCCTTATGTTCCTCTCCAAATGGTTCGTGCCGTTGGTGAGAACAACTTCCAGCCTAAAATTGGATTTAAGACTCGTTACGGTATGGTTGCAAACCCATTCGCTGAAGGAACTACCCAAGGACTTGGTGGTCTTACAGTTAATGCAAACCGTTACTACCGTAGAGTTGCGGTTAAGAATCTGATGTAAATCTCATATCATATGAGATTATCTGGAGGACCTCAAAAGGGTCCTCTTTTTTTATAAATAATATAGTTAAAAACTTCAGTGATATGTTTTATATTTACAAATCAACTAATAAAATTAATAGTAAATTTTATATTGGTAGATGTAAAGGTTCTGTTGAAAATAGAGAATATAAACACTGGTGGTATGCGACTAATAAAAATAGTAATACACCATTTCCAAATGCTTTACGCAAATATGGAAGAGATAACTTTATCTGGGAAATTATAGAAGAAACTCGTGAAAGTAATAATGGAGAAAGAGAAGTCTACTGGATAGATAAACTTAAACCACATTACAATGCAACTTTGGGTGGAGATGGAGGAACTCTTGGTCGTTCGTGTCCAGGGCATATAAAAGAAGCAACAAGACAATCAAGAATTGTGTCAGTTAAAGATAGAAAGACTGGAAAAGTTTATCTTTCTATGAAAGATGCAAGAAAGGATACTGGAGTATTGGAAAGTAGTATAAGTAGGTCTCTAAAATATAACGGATCTGGTAGTAGATGGGAAAGAGTTATCTAAATAAAAATAAGGATATCATAATCAAAATGAAACCAACACCGAGAGAAACAAAAGAAGCAGTTGAAAGATATAATTTTGTTGTTGAGCACTTAATCAAAGAAGGTTATGCTCAAAACAAAGAGTCTGCAGATTCAATTATTACTGGTATGAGTGAAGAGTGGTATAGTACTATTATCAGTGAATGAGGGAATAGATAATGTCAACTGGTCAACCAGAAAATAGAAATTTTTTATCTCCTACTGGATTTAAATTTTCTCTCAAAAGAACTCCTAAAGTTGCATTTTTTTGTAACTCTGCAAACATTCCAGATATAACTCTTGGAATTGCAGTTCAACCAACATATTTGAAAGACATTGAACTTCCAGGTGACAAGTTAATTTTTGGAGATCTTACTTTAAGATTTCTTGTAGATGAAGATTTAAAAAATTATCTAGAAATTCAAAATTGGATGCGTGGACTTGGATATCCAGAAAGTTTGGAAGAAATTTATACATTTCAAAAAACTGGAAATATAAATGCAAAACTTGACTCACAAAGACAATTGGGTCTTTTTTCTGATGGTACTCTTCAGGTTTTAACAAATTCATCAATTCCAAATTTTCAAGTTGTCTTTAAAGATTTATTTCCATATTCATTAGGAACTTTATCATTTGATGCGACATCAACAGATATCCAATACTTTACAGCAGACGTAAGTTTCAAGTATACTATCTACAATATAGTAGACCTTGGTGGCAATCCTTTATGAGTATAGACCTTGATGTAATTCAAAGAATGTGGGAACAAGATTCTAAAATTGATACAGACAATTTACATACGGAATCACTAAACATTCCCGTTCTTCATTCAAAATATTTTCAAATATATAATACAATTCTTTTATTAAAAAAAAGAGCAGAGCAACAAAAAAAAGGCATTAGACATCAAAGATATGAATACTTCACTGGTAAAGCAGACCCCGATGTTTATGTAAAAAACCCATTTCCCAAAAAAGTGAGAGACAAAGAAACACTTCAGGGATATTTGGATTCAGATGAAAAACTATCACAAATTTCTTTAAAGGTCGAGTACTACGAAACAATGCTCATGTATATCGATAGCATTCTCAAAATGATTGCAAATAGAACTTATCAGATTAAAAATGCTATTGAGTTTATGAGATTTAATGCGGGACTGGGTTAAATAAATACTTATAGTATTATGATTGCTATGATATGAGTGACGTAATTATTGAGAAGAAAAATGAAGTGCATCTAAAGCTTCATTGTGACCCACATATTTTATATGAACTTCAACCTTACTTCACTTTTGAGGTTGAGTCGGCAAAGTTCATGTCTCAATATAGAAATAAACACTGGGACGGAAAAATTCGGCTATTAAGTTCTCACACTGGAGAGATTTATATTGGATTATTAGATAAAATAATTGATAAACTTACTCTTCATAATTACACATATGAGTTTAAAGAAAATAAATTTTATGGAATGCCATTTGAACTAAATGATGGTATTTCATATGAGGGTGTTAAAGATTATATGCAATCTATTTGTTCACATTCTCCTAGAGATTATCAAATTGAGGGAGTATACGATGCATTAAAACATAATAGAAAATTATTGATAAGCCCCACTGCGAGTGGCAAATCTTTGATGATATATTCTCTTGTGAGATATTATGTTGAGAAGGGGCAAAAAATTCTTTTAGTTGTTCCAACGACATCTCTTGTAGAGCAAATGTACAAGGATTTTCATGACTATGGTTGGGATGCTGAATCATATTGTCATCGTATCTATGGTGGGAAAGAGGTAACAAATATACATTCTGTGACTATTACAACTTGGCAATCGGTGTATAAGTTAGAACGTTCATTCTTTGAGGATTATGGTGTTATTATAGGTGATGAAGCACATTTATTCAAGAGCAAATCCTTGATTGAAATTATGACTAAGCTTCATCATGCAAAATATAGATTTGGATTTACTGGAACTTTAGATGGAACTCAAACTCATAAATGGGTTTTGGAGGGTGTATTTGGACCATCATATAAAGTTACAAGAACAATTGAATTAATGGAGCAAGGGTACATTTCTCAATTAGATATTCAGTGTCTTGTTCTTAAACACTTACCTCAAAGATTTGAGACTTATGAAGATGAGATACAATATTTAATTACTCACGAACAAAGAAATAAATTTATTACAAATCTTTCTTTAGATTTAAAAGGAAACACTTTAGTTCTTTATAGTCGTGTAGAAACTCACGGAGCAATACTTTACGAACTCATAAATACACATAGACAAGGTGACCGCAAAGTATTTTTTATACATGGCGGAGTAGATGCTGAAGAAAGAGAGTTGGTGAGAGAGATTACTGAAAGAGAAAACAACGCTATTATTGTTGCTTCTTATGGAACCTTTTCTACTGGTGTTAACATTAAAAGTCTTCATAATGTTATCTTTGCTTCACCCAGTAAATCAAGAATTAGAAATTTACAATCAATTGGAAGAGTACTTAGAAAAGGAAAGAATAAAACTAAAGCAGTCTTATACGACATCTCTGATGATTGTACTTATAAATCAAGAAAAAACTATACTTTAAATCACCTTATTGAACGTATAAAAATATATAACGAAGAAAACTTTAATTACGAAATTATAACAATACAACTAAAGAAAAATGGGAATTGAAGAAGATTTTTACGCAACAATTAAGTTAAAAACAGGTGAAGAAATATTTGCAAAGGTGGCTGCTTCGGAAGAAGAAGACAGAACAATGTTAATTATTTCAAGTCCAATAGTTATTTTTGAAATAAAAAATAGATTAAGAACAGTTGGATACAAAATAGAACCTTGGTTAAAAACAACAAAAGATGACATGTTTATTATTAATCTCTCTGATGTTCTGACTCTCTCAGAATCTTCAGACATAGAAATGATTATGATGTATCAATCTTATGTGCGGCAATCTAGTAGAGAAGAAGATAATCAACCAAGAATGAGTCGTAGAATGGGATACGTATCTAATGTCACTGATGCTAAAGAAATACTAGAGAAGATCTTTAAGCTTTCTTAAATTATAACTTATGAACCTCGACAAAGGTTATTATACGAATATTTCAACCTCTTGTCAACTATTTACAAAAGTGTTATAATATCTACATAACAATGACAAAAACTTATGATAACTACAGCAGTTATGACTAAAAAGAAAAGGTCAGAACATTATGTGAATAATAAAGAGTTTCTTGCTGCCCTTATTAAGTATCGTGAGGATGTAGAGATTACTTTTATTCAATTGCATGGAAGAGAACCTTTAAAAGAAGATAGGGCAAAAAGATGGGAAACAAAACCTCAAATTCCTAGATATGTTGGAGAATGTTTTTTAAAGATTGCAAATCACCTTTCCTTTAAGCCAAACTTCGTAAACTATATGTTTAAGGAAGATATGATTTCTGATGGTATTGAAAATTGCGTTCAGTATATTCATAACTTTAATCCAGAGAGGTCACAAAATCCTTTCGCATACTTTACTCAAATTATTCACTTTGCATTTCTTCGTCGCATTCAAAGAGAAAAACGTCAGTTGGAAATCAAGAATAAAATCCTTGAACGTGGTGAATATTCAGAAGTATTTACCGATGACAACACTATTGACACGAGTAACTATTCGGATTATAATTCCATCAAAGATGGAGTTCACCTCAAACAACGTTACTGAATGAAAGTCGCAATCATCACAGATAGCCATTTCGGTGCGAGGAAAGGTTCTAAACTTTTCCATGACTACTTTGAGCAGTTCTATAAAAACATTTTTTTCCCGACACTGGAACAGTACGGGATTACAACTGTTATTCATATGGGAGATGCTTTTGATAGTCGCAAATCAATTGATTACCAAAGTTTAGATTGGGCAAAGAGGGTTGTATTTGAACCTCTTAAAAAATATGATGTTCACATGATTATTGGTAATCATGATAGTTATTACAAGAATACAAATAGTACTAACTCACCACAACTTCTGTTAAAGGATTACCTCAATATTAAAACTTATTCTTCACCAACAGAAATTAAAATTGAGAACCTTAATGTTCTTCTTCTTCCTTGGATTTGCACAGAGAATGAAGAACAAACACTCAAGATGATTAAGAAGACTAAAGCAAAAATTGTGATGGGGCATCTTGAACTCCAAGGGTTTAAAGTAAATCGTCAAATTCTAATGGAACACGGATTAGAAGCAAATATTTTTAAAAACTTCACCAAAGTATTTTCTGGGCACTATCATACTCGTTCCGATAATGGAACAGTATTTTACCTTGGAAATCCTTATGAGATGTTCTGGAGTGATGTAAATGACCCAAGAGGATTTCATATCTTTGATACTGAAACATTGGAACATACCCCAGTTGATAATCCATATAAACTTTTTCATAATATTTACTATGAGGATACTAACTATCAAACATTTGATGCTCGTGAATATGAAAATAAAATTGTAAAGGTTATAGTTCGTAAAAAGTCTGATATTAAAAAGTTTGAACAGTTTGTTGATAAACTCTATTCTTCTAATATTGCAGAATTAAAGATTATTGAAAACTTTGATATTCGGGAATCAGAAGACTTTGAAGCATTTGAGAATGAAGATACGATTTCTATTCTGAATAGATACATTGAGGAAGCGGAAATCAATCTTGATAAATCAATCATTCAGAAAATGATACAAGAAATATATCAAGAAGCATGTGAGTTAGTTTAAATGTACATTCTAACAATTGCTGGCAGAGAACAAGAAGGTGCATATTCTGTAGTTGATGACGATGGAAATGATATTCTCTATCTTTTTCAAGAAGAAGATGACGCAACAAGATATGCTCTATTATTAGAAGAAGATGGCCATCCAGAAATGCGTATAATTGAAGTTGAAGATCGTGTAATGATAAAAACTTGTGAAATGCAAGGATATCAATATGTACTTATTACTGCCGATGATATTGTAATTCCTCCAAACACTGATTATGATTTTATTTAAGAATATAAAATATAAGAATTTTTTGTCTACTGGTAATCAATACACTGAAATTGACTTCACCAAAAACAAAACTAATTTGATTGTCGGTACAAATGGTGCTGGTAAGAGCACTGTTCTTGATGCTCTTACCTTTTCTTTATTTGGAAAACCATTTAGGAAAATCAATAAACCCCAACTTGCTAATTCTGTAAACGAAAAAGATTGCAGAGTTGAGATTGAGTTTACTATTGGTAGTATTGACTGGAAAGTTGTAAGAGGAATTAAACCTGCTGTATTTGAAATTTGGAGAAATAATTCTGTTCTAGATCAAGCTTCTGCTGCACTAGACCAACAAAAGTGGTTGGAGCAAAACGTTCTTAAAATGAATTTTAAATCTTTTACTCAAATTGTTATTCTTGGAGCAAGCACCTTTGTTCCATTTATGCAACTTTCTGCTGCTCATCGTCGTGAAGTAATTGAAGATCTTTTAGATATTAAAATCTTCTCTTCTATGAATACTGTAATTAAGGAAAAAATAAGATCTTTAAAAGATGAAATTAAGGTCTTGGATCTTAAGAAACAATCTCTCGCAGATAAAGTTAAAATGCAAGAGAACTTTATTGGTGAACTTGAGAATCGTGGAAATGAAAATATTCAAAAGAAAAATATATCAATTTCTACTCTTGACACTGAGGTTGAAATTTTTATGAGAGAGAGTGGTGTTCTTGAGGAAAGCATCTTTGAGAAACAAAAAGAAGTTGAAGAATATGTTGGTGCTGGGAATAAACTTAAAACACTTGGAACATTAAAGGGTAAAATCTCCCAAAAAGTATCTGCCATTACAAAAGAACACAAATTCTTTACAGAAAATTTGGTTTGTCCTACCTGCACACAAGAGATTGACGAGACCTTTAGAATAAATAGAGTTAACGATGCTCAATCTAAAGCAAAGGAATTGCAGTCTGGTTACAAAGAACTTGAGGCAGCAATCAAAGATGAAGAATTTCGAGAGCATCAATTCCTCACTCTATCTAAGGAGATTTTAAAACTTACGAATGACATTTCTCAAAACAGCATTAAGATTTCTGGATGTCAGAGACAGATCAGAGATTTTGAATCTGAAATTCAAACTATTACCCAACAACTTAAAAATAGAAATACTGAACATGAGAAGTTAGAGGAATTTAAAGAGAATTTAAAAACTACATACAACGAACTTTCTTCCAAGAAAGAATCAATAAACTACTACGATTTTTCTTACAGTTTACTTAAAGATGGTGGAGTTAAAACTAAAATCATTAATAAGTATCTTCCGTTGATTAATCAGCAAGTAAACCGTTATCTACAGATGATGGATTTTTACATTAACTTTACACTTGATGAGGAGTTTAATGAAACTGTCCAATCACCTATTCACGAAGATTTTTCCTATGCTTCTTTTAGTGAAGGAGAAAAAGCACGAATAAACCTTGCTCTAGTTTTTGCTTGGAGAGAAGTTGCAAAGTTTAAAAACTCAGTTCACACTAATCTGATTTTATTTGACGAAGTATTTGATGGTTCACTTGATGGATTTGGAACTGATGAGTTTCTAAAAATTATTCGTTATGTAATTAAAGATGCGAATGTTTTTGTAATCTCTCATAAAACTGGACTTGAGGACAAATTTGAAACTGTCCACCGTTTTGAGAAAGTCAAAGGTTTTTCGCATATAGTGTCTTAACTGGATAAAAAAATGCAAGTACCAAATCGGTTCCACCATTCTAAAAAGGAACAGAAACGAAAACTTAAACCGCAGGCACTCCGACAGGCAAAGGCACGACTTAAGGCATTCAAGAATAAGCACTCTGAAAAGAGTGTTTTTTTTTTATAAATAATTGAAAAGTAGTTGTAAGATGAACTCACAAGAACTTCGTGCCCTTCAAGAAGCTTATATGGAAGTTTATGAACTTGATGAAGATGGATGGCAACCTCCTACTCAAAAAAAGCAGATAAAATGATGAAACAGGCATCAAAACTTCATCGCACTGCTTCTGAAAGAGGTGAGCCTGGTAATCCAGAAGCTGAGAAAAAGCATACACAGGCATCTAAGATATATTTTATGTCTCGTAGAATGTCTGATAAAGCAAAAGAAAGAGACAATGAAGCAAAAAGAAAAGAGTTTGTTAAGGAAGACCTCTACGACATCATTCTCTCACACCTTCTTGATGAAGGATATGCTGATACTGAACAAGCAGCAGAAGCAATTATGGCAAATATGAGTGAAGATTGGAGAGAGAGTATTGTTGGGGAAGTTCTTGACGAAGAATTGAGTGGTTCAAGAAAGGGGAAAGCATCTGAAATTTTAAATAGAAAATTAAGAGATGTTGAAACTTTAAGAAATCTTGCTGGTCGCAAAAGAACACAAAAAACTGATTATGGTTCTGGAAATAAAGCAGCAAGAAAAGCAGGTAAAGAAGTAAAAGATAGTCGTGTTGTTCAATCTGATAACTGAACCACTTCTCAAACTGGCACACAAGGGGGTCGCAAGACCTCCTTTTTTTGTATGATAGGTTCATACGAATAAAACCGATGCCCGTCAACCACGAAATTAAGTCTCAACTCGCAAAGCTTCTTGCAACCGAAGACCTTGTGGTTGAGCATAAGAAAGTTGAAACTGCCTGCTTTAATGTTCATACTCGGGTTCTCACTCTTCCTCTGTGGGAAAAAGCTAGCAATAATGTTTATGATTTGCTTGTATCCCACGAGTGTGGACATGCTCTTTTCACTCCAGATGAAGATTGGTTGGAAGAACATAAGATCCCTCAACAGTTTGTGAATATTGTTGAGGATGCTCGTGTAGAAAAATTAATGAAGCGTAAGTATGCTGGGCTTGCAAAAACATTTTTTAATGGATATAAAGAACTTCATGAGGATGACTTTTTCTCTATTGCTGATGAAGATGTTTCTACTATGAATCTTGCTGATCGAGCAAATCTTTATTTTAAAGTAGGTAATTTTATCTCCCTTGATTTTAATGTAGAAGAAAAAGAAATCATTGACTTGATTGCATCTTCTGAAACTTTTTCTGATACATTTGTTGCTGCAGAAAAACTTTATAACTACTGTAAGAAAGAAAAACAGGAACAAGAAGAATCTCAAGAAGCTCAAGGAAATTCAGAATCTCCTGCAAATGAAATTAAAGAAACTCCTGATTCTTCTTCTGAGCAAGAGGGGGATAGTGATAACTCTCAACCACAACAAACAACAGAAACTGGTGATACTCTAGGAGATCAAGTTTCCCAAAGTTTTATTCAACAAGAAGAACCTGAAGTTCACACCACAGGTAACTTAGAGAATAAAATTCGTGAACTTACAAACAATGATGGACGTGAAAATGTTTATGTTCAGATTCCTCAGGTAAATCTTGATACGTTAATTGCTAAGAACTTTGATGTTCATAAAGAAATTGATGCTTGTTTTAAATTCCAACAAGACAATCATCCAGAAGAAAAACTTTTTGAAAATGTAGACCAGCAATTTAAAAAGTTTAAAGTTTCAGCACAAAAGGAAGTTAACTATCTGGTAAAGGAGTTTGAGTGTCGCAAGGCAGCAGACAGCTATGCGCGTGCTTCTACTGCCCGCACAGGAGTTCTCGACACTGCTCGTCTACATTCCTATAAGTTTACCGAAGATCTCTTTAAGAAGGTTACTATCATTCCTGATGGTAAAAATCATGGACTAGTATTTGTTCTTGATTGGAGTGGATCTATGCAGAATGTTCTTTCAGATACTTGCAAACAACTCTTCAATTTAATTTGGTTCTGCAAAAAAACTTCAATTCCTTTTGAGGTCTATGCATTCACTAATGAGTGGCGTCGTGGTGAATATGATTATGAAACAGGTAAGTTTGGTTCTGCCGATAGAACTCCACACTATGAAAAGAAAGAAGGTTTGCTTCAAGTAGAAGACGGATTTTCTTTGCTGAACCTTCTCACCAGCAAAGTTTCTCAAAGTGTATTGGAACATCAAATCCTAAATATCTGGCGTCTTGCCTCTTGTTTTGGAAACATCTACTCTTGTGGGTATACTCATCCTAGCCGTCTCAGTCTTTCTGGAACACCACTGAATGAGGCACTAATTAGTCTTCATCAAATTCTTCCCAAGTTTCAAAAGGAAAATAATATTCAAAAAGTTCAGTGCATTGTTTTAACTGATGGTGAAGCAAGTCACATTCCTTACCACGTTGAAATAAAACGTGCCTTAGATAAGGAAACTTATATGGGTGTTAATCATGTTCAGTCAGAAAGAACTTTTTTACGTGATAGAAAACTTGGCACCACTTATAAGTTTGAATCTGGATATCACGAATTTAGTGATGTTTTTCTTCGTAACCTTAAAGATAAATTTCCCTCAATGAACTTTATTGGTATTCGTGTTCTTGCTGCTCGGGATGCACATCGGTTTATTAATCTCTATCATTCTTTGAGTGATAAAAACTATGTGAAGATTCAAAATGATTGGAAGAAACTCAAAAGTTTTACTATCACCAACTCTGGTTATGATGCATACTTTGGGATTTCCTCATCTGCTATCTCTGAAGAATTTGAGTTTAAAGTTTCTGAAGATGCGACAAAAGCACAAATCAAATCGGCTTTTGTTAAATCTTTGAAAACCAAGAAACTTAATAAAAAAGTTCTTGGCGAGTTTGTTGGATTGATTGCTTAATAAATAACTAAAAAGTGCTATAAAAATGAAGACCTTTAAGCAATTTATTACAGAGGCAGGAGATTACTGGCATCCAGATCCAGAAAAGGATAAGAAACTTCCTGGTATAGGACCTAAAATGAGAGATCGTGAGGATAGAGGACAAAATACATCAGCACAAACAAAACCTGACTATAGCAAAAAATTAAAACCAGGTGAAACTTACATGCAGTTTATTAAAAGAAAAGCACGTAATGAAGAGTATGATTTGAGTGAAACTTCTCTTACTCGTGTGATGAGTAAATCACAAAAAGGTGGAATGGCAATTATGTCTGCTCAAAGAGGAGATAAATCTAAATCTGAAAACAAAGCACGTTCTAAGCAACTTGAAAAGGATGTAAGAGGTGCTGGTCTTCCTGGACCTACCAAGGTTGCTGGTAGATACACTGAAAATCCAGGAACAGATAAAGAAAAAAAAGTAGGAGAAAAATCTCACATTATTACTCCTGGAAAAAAAGGTAAAAGAAAATTCAAAAAAGCAATAGAAAAATTGGGTAAAAAATACGATCAAGATTCCGTTTTGATTCAACGTAAACCAGGAGGAAGTTCAACTCTCAAAGGAACTTCTAAAACATCTTGGCCAGGAAAGGGAAAGAATGTTAGTATAGGGAGCATGAAACCAGGTAGAACTGGTGAGTTTGATACCAAAGTTAAAAACAAAACATTTACAGTTGAGGATTGATTGTGTTAAAAAAAAAAAAATGAATGAAAACAAATTATGTGGAATGCCTTCCGTAGTTGACCATCAAAATCAAATTGTTTATTTGAAATGTAGTAGTGCCATTACTGCAATGGGTATTGGTGCTCTTGTGAAAAAATATTATCCAGGGTATACTGGAAAACTTGTAAGTATGGAGTATTTGGAGGATCTGAAAGACCAGTTGGTGAACTGACCACCTAGGGATTTGAAGCACTCCTTTTTGCTCTATAATGACTACAGTTGAAACAAATTACTCACGTTATGATCCGCACCAAAATGACCAACAATCAAATCCTAACTGATCTCCAAAACACCTTTGGCAAAGAATTTATTGCTGCTGATGTTCGTGGTTATTGTGCCTCTAAAAATATTTCATATCAAACTGTAACAAAACGTCTTGAAAACTTTAAAGTCGGCCGTGGTAAGTGGAATCTAGAAATAACTCAACAAAAGGTAGAAGAAATCGAACGTACTTTCCAATCTCCTGCTGTTCTTCCATCTACACCACAAAATCTTATTCCTGATACAGATGATACCTTCGTCAAGTTTGGTAATTTTAACGATATTAAAAAAATTATTCAGTCCCGTATTTTTTACCCTGCGTTTATCACGGGTCTTTCAGGTAATGGTAAAACGCTCAGTGTCGAACAAGCGTGTTCTCAACTTAAGAGGGAATTGATCCGTGTTAATATTACCGTCGAAACTGATGAAGACGATCTTATTGGGGGTTTTCGCCTTGTTAATGGCGAAACCGCATGGCACAACGGACCAGTCATTGAAGCACTCGAACGTGGTGCAATCCTACTTCTCGATGAAATTGATCTTGCATCTAATAAAATTCTTTGCCTCCAATCCGTCCTAGAAGGTAAAGGTATCTTTCTAAAGAAGATTGGTCGTTTCGTAAAACCAACTGTTGGTTTTAATGTGATTGCCACTGCAAACACCAAGGGTAAGGGTAGTGAAGATGGTCGTTTTATCGGCACCAATGTGCTTAATGAAGCATTCCTAGAACGCTTCCCCGTCACCTTTGAGCAGTCCTATCCTGCCCCTGCGGTTGAGCAGAGGATCCTGGAAGGATTTGCTCTGGACTTGGGTGTGGAAGATCGTGATTTTTGCAAGAGTTTGGTTGATTGGGCAGATGTAATTCGCAAGACCTTCTATGATGGTGGTATTGATGAAATCATCAGCACCCGTCGTCTTGTTCACATCATTCGTGCCTACAGTATTTTCCAAAATAAAGCAAAAGCAATTCAAGTATGTGTGAATCGTTTTGATGATGAGACCAAACAGTCATTCCTGGAACTGTATGATAAGGTTGATGTTGATTTTGTGATGCCTGTTGACGAGGAGGTAATTTCCTGATATAATGACTAATGCATGGTCCCTACTTTACGACGAATTGAAAATGTCTGAAAACTTTGAAATCACTTATGAGAGCTCTCTTCCAAAAGAACTTCCATACCCTTATGAATACAATGTTACTGGTAATGTTACTGTGAAGAGTGATGATACAATCAGTATCACTAATAAATCTCCAGCAATTCCCTGGAAATATAACGAGGAGAAGATTGTAAAAGAACTGCTAGAATATGTTCGTGGAACATATAATCAACACTATTCTGTTGGTGATGATAAAATCCAAACTCTGGATTTGATCGAAGCTTGTGGTGATGGTGAAGCATTCTGTCGTAGTAACATTCTTAAATATGCTTCACGGTATGATAAGAAAGGTACTGCTCGTCGCGACATTATGAAGATTCTGCATTATGCTGTGCTTCTACTAAACTTCAACGATAAGAACGCAAAACGTGAAGTCTATTCTCAATGACAATGAAACTGAAATCTCAAATTATGAAACTCTCTGACAAAACTTTGACTCTTCTCAAGAACTTTTCTTCTATTAACCAATCAATTTTGTTTAAAGAAGGTAGTTCACTTCGTACTATTTCTGTAATGAAAAACATTCTTGCAGAAGCAACAATCGAAGAAGAACTTCCTAAGGATTTTGGTATCTATGATCTAAACCAGTTTCTGAATGGACTCAATCTACATCAGAATGCAGAACTTGATTTTGTAAACGAAAGTTATGTTGTAATCAAAGAAGGTAAATCACGTTCCAAATACTTCTTTGCTGACCCAAGTGTCATCGTGACACCTCCTGATAAATCTATCTCACTTCCCTCTGAAGATGTTTGCTTTGTTGTTGATACTAAACAACTTGATAAACTTCTGAAAGCTGCTGCTGTATATCAACTACCTGATTTGTCTGTGGTTGGTGAAGCAGGTGTAGTGAAATTGGTGGTTCGTGATAAGAAGAATGACACCTCCAATGACTTCTCTATTGTAGTAGGTGAGACTACTGATGTCTTTATCTTTAACTTTAAGGTTGAGAACATCAAGATCATTCCTGGCAATTATGATGTAGTTATTTCACAGAAACTTCTTTCCCGGTTTAATAACACAGGATTTTCTGTAACTTACTGGATTGCTTTGGAACCTGATTCTACTTTTGGATGAACATACATCTGTAAGTATTCTTTTATATAAATAGTTATGTAGTTAGAAGATAGTCAAATGTATTGTTTGGAATGCAATTCTCCTCTCGTAAAAAGACAAAAAAAATTCTGTTCTTGCAAGTGTATGAATGTATATAATGCAAAAGAATTTGGTATGAAGCACCGAGAGGAAAATCCAAATAGATACAAAATTTGTGAAGAATGCAATCAATCATTAAATCTCAATAAGTTTAGTTTAATTGAAAAATGGAATCCAAATTCTGACACTAAAAATACTTGCAAAAAATGTTCCATAAAAATAAGACAAACTGAAAAATTAAACAGAGATTGGAA